GCTTGCCGGTAATGTCGTTCGCCACCAGCGTGGCACCGCCGAGGCGCCGGCCCGCGGACAGGATGCGAGCGATCACCTGTCGGTTGGCGTAGGCCACGTCCGGGCCGCCGGCCACGGCGCCGAACAGCGCGTCCAGGGAGTCGAAGAACGCCATCGTGTCGCTGGCGCCGTTGCCGACCACCGGTGCGCCGTTCACGCCGGCCACGAGCACCTGCGCACCGGCCAGGCGCTTGCGCAGCCCGTCGAACCCCTTGGGGTCCACGACGATGTCGCCGTTGATGAAGGTGTCCTGGTATTTGTACGCCGCCGCCTTGACCTTGGCCCGCGTCTGCAGCGCCCGCTGGTCATTCAAGTTGCCACGGGTCTGCACGATGAAGCGGTCCACGTCGGCGTCGCCACCGAGAATGGACAGCGACTCGCTGCGCTGCACGAACGTGCCGGTGGACTCGACGTAAGCCTCGTTCACCGAACGGAAAGCAACGCCAGGCAAAGTCGCTTCGACATTGTAAGCGTAGGCGTTGCCTTCGATGGCCATGAGCGGGATGCGGTCCAGCACGGACGATTCGATCACGAACGTCTCGATAACGCCGCGCTGCAGGTCGTTCTCGGAGAGAACGGCGGCCTGCGCGAGAGTGAGTGCCACGGGGGGTGACCCTTCCTTGTGAGTGTCAGCCCCCGTGGGCCTGTCGCCTCGGGGGTCCTACGCCTTGGTGCCGGTGGTGCTGTAAGCGGTGCGGAGCCGGTCCATGCCCGGCGCCACTTCGCGCTTGCCGTTGCCGCTGCTACCCGAGCCGACGCCTGCAGCGCCGGGGCTGGGCGGGGGCGGGGGTGTTGCCGGCCCCTCCAGCAGGTACGCCTTGTCCTTGGCCAGCGTCTCCAGGGCCACCTTGATGGCTGCCGCGTCCACGTCGCCGTCGTCGGTGACCTTGACCTGCCCGAGGATGCCGCTGGCCTGCAGGTGTGCCAGCGCGTCCAGCGGGTCGCGGAACTTGGCCGCTGCCGCCTGCGCTCGCACCTCTGCTGCCACCAGCCGGGCGTTGGCCTTGGCCATCACCTCGGCACCACCCTCGCCCTTGGCCTTGGCCACCGCCTTGTCCAGCGTGCTGGCGTTCTCGGCCTCCAGCGCGTCGAACCTGGCAGCCTTGGCCTTTACGTCGTCGTAGTCGGCGTACTTACCGCTGGCCTTGTCGGTCGCCTTACGGCGTTCCTCGGCCAGCAGTGCGTTGACCTGCGACTGCGTGAGGGTCGGCTGCTCACCTGCGGGGGGTATGGCGGGCGGCGTCGCCGGTGGCGTCCCCGTTGCCGGGGGGTCATTCGGCGGATCGTCCGGTGCTCCACCGCACACCGGGTAGATGGCCCGTCCGCTCTTGGCGCTGTAGCCGAGCGGCTGGAGCACTTCTCCGGTGAAGGGGTGAGTAACGGTGCGCAGCATGTTTGATTGTCCCCTGTCGTGGGTGCGTAGTGCTCCCGGCGCTTGCCCGTGTCCGGTGACGTTGCTGGGAGCATATCCCACAGTCAACACGTGGTATCGTTGTCCCTGTCAGCAGGGAAGGAGTCCAACTCATGACGCTCAGCGTCGAGCAGGTCGCACGCATCCAGTGCGAACTTCAGTCGGGCGCAACTTGGAGCCAGCACACCGCGCAGGTGCCCGACACGGCCGAGGCGCGAGAGATGTGGGATGACCTGGCCGTCGAGGTGGCGGAGCATGTCGCCGCCGGCCACATCCTCGACGTGCTTTCAGACTGGTAGACCGCCGCCACCCACGTACTTAGGTCCCTTGCGTAGGAAAGACTCGTAAGCCGCAGGGTCTAGCACGTTAGCAATGCCGTTTACCATATCGAAGATCAGTCGCGGTGTCTCACCATTGTTGTCATACAATCGCAACGTGTCGAACAAATCGCCCCGCGCAACTGCTTCGCGGAAAGTGTCGGAAACAGCGCCGTGCGCCTGTCGAATCACTTTTACTGGGACGAAACGACCACTGCGCTCACCGCGCAATACTGCTCGCCGTACCGCTTCCTCGGTGTCCACGGTTACATAGTCACCGACTACTCGCAGAGCGCCGTCAGCTCTGGCCTTGGCAATCTTTCCCGCGAGATTATTGATGCTACCGTTTCCGACCCCATCCAGCACCGTATTGTAGCCCGAGCGCAAACTATCTGACGTGAGTGTCTTTCCCATGTCGGACGACTCTTCGTGTGCAAACGCTGCAGCATTCGGACTGCCAACCTCCAGCCCTGCCATGTATTCAGGCAGCGCCTCCTTTGCCTCGTCGGCGTTGACCAGAACGTGACCGTCGGGTAGAACAACGTCCCCGCTGCGAATGATGGAGGACTTTCCCGACGCAGCCCCACCGCCCATAAGATGAAACTCTGGCTGAGCAACGGAGACAGCGCCCGCTGTCTGCTGATCGTAATACTGTTGATGCAGCGCTAACCGAGCGGGATCGTACGTAAAGCGACCATTAACTGTCTGACCGTTCATTCCCTTGCTATCAGTGTCACCCATCTCCCAGGTGTCAGGAATGACAAATGGTACCGCCGACACTTCCAACTGCCCGCGAGCCGAATCGGCGTGGACATTGGAATCCGAGATATACCCGTTTTTACGCAGCAACTCCAACGCCTGTTCGCGGTCACCGTTGGCACGCTCGTAGCACTCGTCGGTGGTGAGTCGCCGGCCACGCCGCCTGGCGCCGTCGCCCGCAACACGCAGCCCGGTGCTCTTGGCGTTGACCACCCGCCCGAGGTCGGCACCATCCGCGATGGCTTGCATGTCGTCCTGAGACAGGCCAGTGACAAGGCCCGACGCCACGGCGGCTGCCGGGTCGGACGCAGGGTTGCCGGCGTCCTTGGCAGGATCACTGACCGCAGCCGTGGGTACGTGTAAACAGTCGCATCGCGGGTGGCGTTGAAACCCTGCGGACCACCGATACCAACGTCCCGCGAGTGCGACGCAACGGCTGCACGAGGGAAGCACCAGGTAGCGCACATAGCCGGTCATGAGCGGCTGCGCCGCGATGCCTGCCTGGTCAGCGCCACGTCCGGCGTCCTGCGTCTCGGTGCGGGCGTCCCGCTGCGCCACCAGCAGCCCCTGCTGCAAAGCGTCATCCACCGGCAGCCCGGCAGCGATGAGGGACAGCGTGCGGATGCGCCCACCGTCCAGCATGTCCTCCAGGCTGCTGCCATCGGCGCGCCGGCCGCTCCAGGCGTCGGGGATCAGGTCGCCGTAGGGGCTGTCCCCGCCGCCCAACTCGGTGGCGATGGCCTGCAGATAGTCCGGCGCCATGGCGGCTGCCTGTCGCTGCGCGTCCACGATGACGGAAAGCATGCCGGGCTGCACGAGGTTCTCGTATGAGCCCGTGATGTCCCCGCGCGAGATGTAGGACCACCACTCCGCGATGACCGCGATGACCGCGATGACAAGCCCGCGCCGCTCGGCGTAGTGGTCTGCCGCCAGTGCGAGCACTCCCGGCGGGGTGGGCTCGGCCACGCGCTACTGCCCGGCTGGGGGCGCGCCCTGCGTGACCCGCTGCTGCCGCCCGGCCAGGCTGTCAGCGGGCGGTAGCGCGCCCTGCGCGCCTGGCGTCGGCAGCGCAGGGGCACTCCTGGCCACGGCGGCGAGCGCCTCGCCGGCCTTGGCCTTGCGGTTGCGCTCCCATTGCTCGATCTTGGGCGGGGTCGCGCCCGGCAGCATCGCCCAGGCATCCACCGGCGCCATGCCCTGTGAAATCAGTTTCACAATGGCATCCACGGTGGCCGCAAACGAACGCACCTCGCTCTGCGCCCACTGCACCTCGCTGGCATTGTCGGTGTCGGCCACGCCGCGTGTCCTGTTGGCCATGCGCATGACCAACTCCAGCGACTCGCCCGCACTGGTTTGCAGTTGTTTCACTTTGGCGTTGAGGGTGCTTTCCGCGCCGGTGAGCGCGTCGCCTGAAAGGTTAGCCATGCGGCTCAGCAGGTACTGCGGAGGAACCTGGCCGACCGCGAAGAACTGCGTAAGGAACTCGCCCAGGACCGTCACGTAGTTGCCCATGTCGCTCTCGGGCATATCGAACACCTTGGTGAGGTCACCAGGGAACACCAATAGCCGGTCTACGCCTGGACGGCCAGGGCTGGAAACGATGGGAATAGGCTGCCCGTAGGCGTCGAACATCGGTGCGCCGTTGGCATCTTTCTGCGGAATGACCGTCCCGTCGGCGTCGCGGAGAACGGGGTCATAACCCACGACGATGCGCTGGCGGTAGGCAGAGAACTGCATAGCCAGCAGCGTTTGAAAGCGGATGGTGTTGAGCGCGTCCTGCATCGGCATGAGTGGTTCCAAGTCCGAACGCGGGTTTGCCCCGCTGGTGGCCCGATTGTCGAATGGGACGAACGCCACGTGACCCATATCGTGTGAACCCTCGTCCACAAGCACCCAATCCCCACCGCGGACCCACTCGGTGCTCTCGGGATTGCCGCGCTCGTACTTCCGGTAGGAGTCCTCGTCGTGCACCCACGCCACCTCGACGCTGGCGCTCTCGCGCCCGCGAACCGACGGCGGTAGCCAGAGCCGTCCGGTGGTCTCGCGCATCGCCCGCCCTGGCGCGCTGCGCACGATGTGCTTTACAGCCCACGCTTGCGTCCACGGGTCCTCGGGATCGCCCTCGACGTGCACGTTCTTGCCATCCTCGGGACGGATGCGCGGTGGCTTTCCGGTACCCCCGGTCCACACGCCCATGATGCCGCGCGAGTGCACCACCATGTCGGAGAACACCGAGCCCACGCGGCTGTCCAGGCTGTTGGGCTGCCAGACCTGATCCCACACTTCCTGGTCCGGCGCCTTGCCTCGCCCGGTGGCGAAACCCTCGGGCACCAGGCGCTGCAGCGGCGCCGCCATGGCGATGCTCAGCCAGTTAGCGATGGCCTGCACCTGCAGGGAACGGTACTCGGCGTTGACGCCAGGAGGGGCAAAGGGCAGATCCTGGTCACCATCCACGTACCGCTGGCGCCGGTCCCACTTGGGCGCCTTCGTGCTCAGGTGGTGCAGCCCCTCGTAGAGCCGGTCACGGGCCACGCTGTCGGTCATCACCACGTCAGCGGCCTGGCCTCTCTCTACTCATGCGAACCCGTACGCGGTGTGCGAGATGGCACGGGCCGGCGCTTTGGGCACCTCTGCGCGCCAGTCGCTCGCAGCCTCATGGGCGAGCGTATCCGCCATGGCCGCGTCGATCTTGCGATACGGGTCCGGCTTGCCCAAGATGTAGCGTTCGCCGGCCTTGGCCACTTTGCGCGCGTTGCCGACATGCAGCGCCGTGATCGGGCACCCATCGTGCGTGCTGGCGCCGGTACGCAGGTCCGTCAACGAGCGCTCCAGAGCGTCGTGCATGGGGAAGATGCGATAGGTGGCCCACTCCAGCACCACCTCGACGCCGTAGAGCCGAGCCCAGCGCTCAATCTCGCTCTGCCAGTCGCGCGGGTCGCAGTACATGCGCCGCAGTCGGTACTTGACGGCCACTTCGCTCATGGCCACGTCCACTTCGCCGCGCGGGATGCGTCCACCCCACTCGGCGGGATTCCAGATGGCAGGACGCGCGTCAGGTCCGTACGTCGGGGTGAACCTGTACCCGTCGCGCGTCTCCAAGCGGATGGCGGTCCAGTCGTCAGAATCCGAGCCGTCGAACCCGCCGCACACCTCGCTGCCGCGCAGGTCGGCTAGCCGGTCGGCAGGGCTGTGTGCCTGGCCAGGCTTACGGACGCGCTTCCAGGACCTGCTCTCCCACAACCCCTCATCCATCCACGAGCCGAGCCCGGCCACCACACGGTTGCCATAGAACCGCTCAGCCTGAGCAGGATCACGTCCCAGCAATTCGGTGGCGTCGGCCTCGATGC